ACGTATCGACTCACGCGGCATTAACAACAACTCACGGCGTGTCTGGAGCTATTGTCGGTACAAGCGATGCCCAGACTCTCACAAATAAAACTCTTACATCGCCAAATGTCGACGGTTCTGGTGTCATCTTTGAAGGCACGACTGCCAACGATTTCGAGACCACCGTTACAGTTGTTGATCCTACGGCGGACCGCACAATTACACTGCCCGACGCAACAGGCACAGTCGCTCTTACGTCAGACATTACTTCTGCTGTAGACGCAATCACAACGACTGCAATTGAAGAAGGAACTAATCAGTACTTCACAGATGAGCGCGCTCAAGACGCTGTTGGCAACGCAGTGGGAACTGGTCTTACATACACAGACTCAACGGGCGCAATTTCAGTAACCGCCAACACATATGATGCGTATGGCGCAGCAGCGACTGCGCAAACTAATGCAGAATCTACAGCTTCAGGTTACGTATCGACTCACGCGGCATTAACAACAACTCACGGCGTGTCTGGAGCTATTGTCGGTACAAGCGATGCCCAGACTCTCACAAATAAAACTCTTACATCGCCAAACATCAATGAAAACGTAGCTCTTACGGCAACAGCGACTGAGCTCAACATTCTTGATGGTGCAACGCTTAGTACCACGGAACTTAATTACGTAGACGGCGTAACATCTGCGATTCAAACACAGATTGATACGAAGGCGCCAACCGCAAGTCCAACATTTACTGGAACAGTGACACTTGCTGCTGATCCAGGTTCTGCACTTCAAGCAGCAACAAAGCAGTATGTTGACAACGTTGTCTCTGGAGTAAACTTTCATGAGTCAGTAGTTGCAGCAACAACTGGCAATCTCGCTGGAACATACAACAATGGAACCAGCGGTGTAGGCGCAACAATTACAAAAGCAACAAATGGTTCAATTGGAACTATTGACGGTGCAACAGTAATTGTTGGAAGCAGAATTCTTCTCAAGTCGCAGACTGATCCAAAAGAAAATGGTATTTATACCGTTACCGCAGTTGGAAGCGTCAGCGCTCCTTGGGTGGTAACCAGAGCAACTGATGCAGACAACAACCCATCAGGTGAAATGGAAAATGGAGACTTCTGCTTCGTAACTGGTGGTTCAACTAACTCTGGCTACGGATATATCAACAACTCTACTGCAAGCCCAATTGTTATTGGAACTGACGACATTACGTACGCAGTATTCAATGCAGCTCAAGTTGTAACTGGCGGCGCTGGTCTTGCATTTGATGGAAACATTCTTAATGTTGGCACTGCGTCTACTGACAGAATTGTTGTCAACGCAGACAACATTGATCTCGCCTCTGGAGTTGCCACAATCGGCACCTACAAGTCAGTAACAGTTGATACCTACGGCCGAGTAACTGCTGGAACAAACCCAACAACGCTTTCTGGATACGGCATCACTGACGCAGCGCCAATCAATAACGCATCATTTACGGGAACATTCTCTGCTCCTTCTGGAACTATCACTAGCACGATGATTGCCGATGCCACAATTGTTGACGCCGACATTTCAACAACTGCCGCAATTGACCTTGGTAAACTGGCTGATATTTCAACTAACGCGCAAACAGCAAGCTACACACTCGTCTTGGCAGACAAAAACAAGTTGGTTGAAATGAGCGTCGCTTCTGGGAACACTTTAACAGTTCCGCCAAACTCATCAGTTGCATTTCCAGTAGGTTCTCAAATTAGAGTTCTTCAAACAAACACTGGTCAATGCACACTTACTGCAGGCGCTGGTGTTACGATAAATGGTACGCCAGGTCTTAAGCTTAGAACTCAGTGGGCATCTGCTACATTGATTAAACGAGCAACAGATACTTGGGTAGCAGTAGGAGACCTTTCAGCATGAGCATGACATCTGGTGACGTAGAGAGTGGCGGCAAACAGCCGACTGCACCTGTAATTGGTACGCCAACTCGGGTATCGAGCACTGTCGCTTCAGTAGCTTTTACTCCGTCAACATATACCGGTAAAGGCACAATCTCTTACACAGTAACTGCAAGCTCTGGTCAAACTGGAACTGGATCTTCAAGTCCTATTCAAGTCACTGGGTTAACCGCTGGCTCAACAGTTACTTTCACTGTCACAGCTGTTTCAGTTACTGGCGTTCAGTCTAGCGCATCTGGCACAAGCGCATCGCTTGTCATGGGTATTGCTCCGTCTGCTCCAACAATCGGAACAGCAGTCATCGTGCAAAACGTTGATAGAAATATCGACGTCCCATACACTGCAGGATCTACAGGAACATCCGGCTCTGTAACGTACACAGCCACTTCTTCTCCTGGTGGAATTACAGCAACTGGTGCGTCGCCAATTCGTGTCTCTGGTCTTACAGCAGGCACTGCATATACATTTACAGTTACAGCCTCTACCGTGTATGGAACTGCTACATCTTCTGCATCTAACTCTGTGACTGCTGGTAACAGGCCATCAAACCTAACGGGTCTTACTGCTTCAAACGATAGCGTGGGTGGCACATACAGTGTCAGTGTAGGAAGTTTGACTCTTGGAACGGGGGCAAACACAAACTTCACTTTTACCGCTTCTACTGGTCAAACTATCAGTACAGGCAGCGCCACTCCAAACTATTCGTTCTGGGCGTTGGATCCTCGGGGCACCGCGCGAACATTTACGGCTACAGCGACAAACGCCTACGGTACGTCGCCAGCATCTACTGCGTCTGCGGCAGTAGCAAACGGTTACAGGCCGGGAGCGCCCAGCGCAAGCTGGAGTGATTTCAGTATCGCTGCAGGTAACGCTCAAGTAACAGTTACTTTTGCGCTAGTCTGGCCCAACGGCGGAACCGGAGCACAGACATATACTATTCGCATATATAGAACCAGTGACAGCGCTCTTATTAGTACTAGCAGTGGCAACGCTGCCTCACCGGTCACTGTCACTGGTTTGACAAATGGCACTGAGTACTTTGCCCAAGGTGTTGCTGTAAACGCCTATGGCAGTAGCTTAACTTTCCAGACAGGTAATGCCACTCCTGTTGCTCCTCCGTACTTTCCTCCTTATTTCCCCCCGTACTTTCCTCCTTACTTCCCGCCGTACTTTCCTCCTTATTTCCCCCCATACTTTCCTCCTTACTTCCCGCCGTACTTTCCTCCATTCTTCCCGCCCGGATTTAAGTAAGTTTAATGTACGAAACTGCTGATCCAAGCAATATCGTAGTCTTAGAGAATTTTGTATCGGTAGAGCACTTAAAGCTAGCTCACGAGTATTGCAAGACTATAAAAGACTGGTCGCCAAAGTCTATTGCAGGCACAGACAAAATTAGTCCAGCAACTGCAATGAAAGCGAGTAACCCACACCTTTACTCTATAATGCTTGAGTATTTAGAAAAAGCTCAGATGCTTATAGAGTATAAGTTTGGTAGAAAAGTCGATCCAGCAGTACCTGGAATTAGGCGCTGGGACGTGGGTGATCTGCAAGAACCGCACGCTGATGGAGAAACGTTTGACGGCGTTCCAACTGAAACGTACATGGACGATTACGGATCGATAATGTATCTTAATGACGATTACGAAGGTGGAGAAATTAGATTTCCAGCGTATGACATTACATACAAACCAATCGCCGGTACTTTTATATTTTTTCCGTCAAGTACATACTATGTGCATGAAGTCCTGCCAATTACTTCCGGAGTGCGGTTCACGTCTCCGCACTTTTGGATCCCTGTGAAACATAAAATGCTAGTTAGAATGACAGAAGAGCGCTATGAAAATCAGACCGATATACCACCTACATATACCGAGGACATCTGGGACTGAAATTCTTAGAGAGCTTGAAAAAGTAGAAGCCGTTTGTGCTCAACGCGCAAGCGATCAACGTGGCTTTGCCAAACTTCAAGTGTATGTTCCAGGAGAGTACGAGTTTATTCTTCCTCCAGTTTCAGAACTAGAAAATTATAATTTTTTTAGCGGGCATTTCGCTGCTAATCCGGTGCAAGATTTCGACAATCCTGTTGTGTTTGCGTTAGTGCGGGAGCCTGTTTCCCAATACTTAAGCACCATTACTTATCGGTGTTTACGCGATGGCGTCGTCCCCACGCGGGAGCTTGTCGACAAGCACATCAATAATTACTTTTATAATTTGGATGTTCACGAGCCACTGTTTAATGGTGCGTCGAATACGCAATCAAGATTTATGGTGTCTAGATTCGTAGAAGTGTACGATCCGTACGCTGACGCTACGCGCAGTGTTTTCGAAGACAAAGAACTAGACGTAGACGAAGTCAAAGACTTTGTTGACAACCATATTGTTGGAACACTCGCCTGCCGAAATCAAGTCATTAGCAAAGTAAACGTCTTCATGCTAAAGCAGTTCGGTGTTAAACTTAACTCAAATGCTGCTAAAGTAAACGCTTCTCAACCTATTAAATTCGACCTTACAAATAGTCAGCTTAAAAAGATAAAAGAAAAAACTCAAGTCGACGAAGAAATTTACCAGTACATAAAGATGAAAGAGAATAAAAATGCTAAGCAACTCTAGCAATGCCCCCTGGGATGTCGCACCAGGCCACTTTGGCAACTCACGAGACAACATTATTACTATTGACAATTTTATTGACTTAGACGATCTTAAGATTATTCAAGAGTTTTGCCCAACTATTGACGAGTGGAACAACGAAAAAGAATCTGTCTATGCTGAAGATGGCACATGTCTCTACGACGCAGACTACTGGAACGATCGCCAATGTAGTACTGATATTCTTGAAAGAATCAATCCGCAGGTGTGGCATATTATTGATAAGTACATTGACAAGATGCAGCGCGTGATCGAAGATCACTTTAACTGCAAGGTCAGTAAGCGTCCACCAGTGATTATGAAATGGCGTCCTGGAACTGAACAGCGCCCGCATGCAGACAAACAGCTTAACGATGGCCAGCCAAATGCGTTTCCAAGCTACGATCTCAACTCTCTATTTTACTACAATGATGATTTTGAAGGCGGAGATCTTTTCTATCCAGATCATGATGTTGTAATTAGACCGCAACCAGGTCTGGCTGTCTTACATCCGGGTGATATAAATTATTTGCATGGAGTAACTATGGTCACGAGTGGGTACAGATACACAACTCCTTCGTTTTACACAGTTACATCGTTTAATTAGAAAGAAATACATGAACACTCCAGCAAGCCCAAGCCACATTAGAGTATTTAATGACTTCATAGAACCACAAGATCTTGCAGTGCTTGACGATCTCTGCAGAAACAAGTCAGACGACAAATGGTGGAACGAAAAGAGTGTGCCAACGGAAGACTATATCAACGCCGCGCTTGGCACATATAAAGAACAATGCGCGACTGTTCGCCGCGAGTGGGGTAACCCTAACTTTCACCCTCTACTCAAAAAATACATGATCAAGTTGAAACAAATGATTAGCTACGAAGCGGGGCACCAGCTCGTTCCTATCTTTGACTTTTGTAGAATGGAAACTGCTGTAGGCGGTTTTTGCCCCGGACACACTGATTCAGAAGGAATAGGCCCAACTGGGACAGCGTTCTTGCCAGAATACTCACCGCTGCATGTCTATGAGCCTAATTTAATTGACATGTCAGCAAACATTTACGTCAATAACGATTTTGTAGGTGGCCAGTTGTACTTTGAACAGTACGGAATCACAATCGAACATGTGCCGGGCCAGCTTGTGTGGTTCCCCGGCTCGCATGAGTACATGCACGGGGTGCATGCTATAGAAAGTGGCAGTCCACGTTGGAATATCATCACTCACTTAGCAAGACCAAAGCTGATTGAACTACATAGCAACGCATACAATATGTACTCCGCGCTGACAGATGAGCAAAAAGAAAAATTTCCAGCAGAGTGGAATGTCGACACACATATGCCTCGCGGCGCGCGAGGCAACTACGACTACGATTATGTTCATGAGTAATGCCGCAGATAGGTAACGTCCATAGAGTTCCAAATTTCTTAAATGCTGCTGATGTCAAGGCCGTGCTTGAGTACAGTGCAAAAGACAACGTATTGCAGCAGAGCACATCAAGAGCAATAGTACAAGCTGACTACAATACAGAAATTGCTGATTGGACAAAAGCGTATACTAAGAAAGTAGCTAAAGAAGTCACTGATGTCTTCGGGCTAGACGTTGTAGATACCTGTGGCACGGCACTGCGCAATTGGTATCCTGGAGAAAAGCAAGATCCGCATTCCGACTGTGAGTCAATCTTTTTTGACGATCCAGAAACTGGAAATACTGTAATGACACCGCTAAACAATTTTTCATCGATCTTTATAGAATACGCGGCGCTGACTTACCTCAATGACGACTATGAAGGCGGTGAGATCTATTTTCCAGATTTAGATCTAGAAATAAAGCCAAGCCCGGGAGAACTCATATTTTTTCCTGGAACACAGCATTATGTACACGGAGTTAAAGAAGTTACTTTTGGCAATAGATACGCGTTGATGACGTTTTTTACTACTCCAAAGCTAAAGTACATCTGGAAGACATTTGTGCAAGACCGTTCAGACATGGTAATCATCGATCGCGACGAGCAGCAATCTATGAATTCGTCTGGAGTATTTACACGCCAGAACATGCCAAAATCTATGCTTGCGTATTTTCAGTAAATAAAATGATGAACATAACAAGGCACAACGTAAATATTTACGAAGTAGATGGGCTTGTGACATTAGATGAGCTGTCTTCAATAATGCAGCTTGCGTCAATGATAAACCTTTGGAACTATGACCCAGTGACACGATTTGACGACAAAGGAAGTGTGCTCTATGACGCTGATGCATGGATAGAGACAACTTGTGGTGCGGACATTCTGTTCGACATCAGCCCAATCTCGTATTTAGCTCTTGAAGCCTGTGCAAGGCGCGTAATGCATGAGGCAGAAAAACTATTTGAATGTAGTCTTATTTTTAGAGAGCCGTCTTTAGTGCGGCTCGACGAGCGCTCAAAAGTTAAGCAAGTGCATGCTGATAAAGAAAACATAGACGGCACTCCAAAACTTGGAATGGAGGACTACGACATTTCGGCCGTTATGTACCATAATGAAGACTTTAGAGGAGGCGATTTAGTGTTTCCTCAGCATAATGTGCGCATTTCTCCTACTGCAGGAAAAGTAGCCATATTTCCAGGCGGTGCGACGCATCTTCACTACGTTGATACAATTGAAAAAGGAGCACGCTGGTCGTCTCCGTTATTCTTTAGCATTGTCGGGTGACACGTATGGTGTATGAAATTCAGCGCAATAGACGTACAAAAAACGAAACGCCAATCGGACGTGGAGATTTAGAAGCACAGAATCTAGTGCCAGGATCTGCGAATAACATTATTATCATAGAAGATTTTATTTCTCAAGAGAAAATAAAAGATTGGATGGATCTACTTAGCACTGTTTCGTGGAGTAGAGGAAAATTTTCTAATGACGCTGTCACAAATTACGGAGAAGTAGACAAAAAATTTATGCGCTGCGCAAAAGATCAAGTGACGCGTGCTGTAGATTTAGCAAGTCGCACGTACGGTACTAGACTATGCGTGTACGGTTCTACCTCAGAGTCTGTAAATCTAGGAAGTGTCAATCGATGGGACTCTGGCGACTCGCTAAAACTGCACGCCGACTCTGAAAACGAATCGTGCACAGCGACATTGCGCACCTACGCTGGCCACAGTCTTCCTCCGTTTCTTATTATGTACTCGGCGCTTATATATCTTAATGATGACTATGACGGCGGAGAGATATGCTTTCCACTGCATGACATAGAAATAAAGCCAAAACCAGGCACGCTGATCATGTTCCCCGGCAATTGTATGTATCTACACGAAGTAAAAGAAGTACTTAGTGGCCATCGCTACACGCACAATTTCTTTTTATCTAGCATCAATCTGTCAGAAGTGTACTTAGATATGTTTAGAATGATAAAGAACCAAGATACGAAAGACAGTCATGGACAAGAAAAAGCAACTGACTACTATTGAAAATATGAAACGTGGTGGTTCTGATAGAAACATCATTGTTGTAAAAGACTTTCTTACGCCCAGTGAAGTAAATAGGATTCGCACGGTACTTAGAGAAGACGACTGGCATCCTGGTGCCCCCTCGTCATATGCGAATCCTGACAACATTGCAGACTTTATTGAGCTAGAGAGCATAATTACTGAGATAGAAAGCCTAGCTAGCTACGAATTCGGAGCGAATATCCAGCGCTACGACGACACTGGCAGGTTTAATCGCTGGGAGATCGGCGATCTACTTGAAAGGCACGCTGACTCTACAGCAACACCGCGAGATGGCTCTGTAGACGTCAGCCAATTTTTAGGAAGCGGTATCGCCGCGCCTCCTCCTGTGATTCTTTACTCGTCTGTTGTCTATTTGAACGACGACTACGAGGGCGGTGAATTGTGGTTTCCAAAGCAAAACTACAAGACGAAACCTACGCCAGGGACACTTGTACTTTTTCCAGCAACAAGTCTATACCCACACGAAGTCGCAGAAATTACTAGTGGCAATAGATACACGTATTCTTTATTCTTGTCGGACGCAACAATAATTGACGTATTTCTGCAAGTATTTAAGCTTGCTGAAGCCGCAAACGGAGAAAACAAATAATGCAACACGAATATATCGGTGATCCTAAATTTGGTCTTATTGTCTATAGAAATGCACTACCAAAAGAATTACGTCTAATCGAGCGTCTTGAAGAGACCATTGGAACCAGCACAATGGCACCGTTCATGTGGATGGATGCTCTTGTTGGTGATGCGCAGAAAATGCCGGAGTACCGCGACTGTGTCGACTGCAAAATGGGTCCTACCCACATTCAGCACCTTCCTCCACAGTTTTCTGAAATGAAGAATATCTATAACGACACGGTGGCACGCTTAACAGAGTGCCTCCGCGACTATGAGTCTCGATACAACATTCGTATGGATTTTATGGAAGCAATAAACTACGTGCGGTACGGGACAGGGCAGCACTTTGGTCTACACACTGACCACGGGTTTTCATATAACTGCACTGTGTCATCTGTAATGTATCTGAACGATGACTATGAAGGAGGTGAATTGTGGTTTCCGTTTATTGATGTGGCATTTAAGCCGTCATACGGGGACATAATATTTTTCCCTTCTACATACATCTACGCCCACGCGTCAAAGGCAGTGACAAGCGGGGTCAAGTACGCAGCTGTGACTATGTTTGACTACAATGATAGAACACACAAGCAAGGCTATGGAGAAAACATTGATGGCACTAAAGCAACAGAAGGTGCTGGACTTCCAGTGCACGGTAGTCAGCAAAGCGTTGACGGAAGGTTCTTAGCCTGATGAAAGTGCGCCTTACGAGAAACCATCAGACTGCTCCACGTATTGAGCAGTCTCGCATTAAGCGCGATTGGATGGACGATACGCACAACAAGCACGCGTATCAGTGCCTGCCGATGACTGTTGCTAATGTTATGGGGTGGGAACTTATTCTTGAAGAAGATCTAGTTGTCCAGTGGGACGGCGGAAATAACCCCGTTACTGTAATTAGCGGAGGAGAACAAAACGGACGTCAAGTAGCATTTCCATCCATTATTGGAATTATTTCAATCGGGATGGGATGGACAGTTAATACTGAAGAAGGCTACGCAACATGGCTCACCGGGTCTCCTAACTACTTTATCGATGGCGCTGTCCCACTTGCCGCGGCTATTCCAAGTTCTTGGTGGCCAGACGAAGTACAAATGAACTGGAAGATCACTAAAGTAGGCGAACCAGTTACTTTCCCAGCAGGGTCACCATTTTGCTTCTTTTCGATCTACAAAGAAGACACTATGCCGTCCGTTGAATTTGAAGTGTCGAATCTATGGGACAACTCAGAACTGATTAAGTCTCGCATGAAGTACAGCGATGTCAAAATGAAGAATAATGTTGAAAATCCATGGACATGGACTAAAGGGATCAAGACAGGTTTAGACGCAGATGGCGTACGAATTGGCCCTCAATACGCCGGGCCAGTAAAGCTAAATGCCCCAGAGGTATAAGACATGGCGCTTATACGGCGTATAATTGTAGATAACACCTACCGGTCTCTCTAGCAGCAATAGAAAACACAGAGGAAATATGGACTTTACAACTAAAATGACAGAAGGAGAGCAGCGAGCATTGTACGCTCGTAGTCTTCAGAATTCAGAGCGTCGCCTCATTAACTTACTGGTTATGGAAGGCTTTGACCCAGACACGTTTGACGAGACCACGTTTGAGCCTCGCGACGGGCATACCCCTGGCGTTACTCGTCAAGGTGATTTAGAGATTGTGATTACTCTTGATGCTATTGCTAAAATTAAGACCAAAATGGAATCGCTGTGACATTTACAACACTTTCAGACGAATTAAAAGCGAAAGCAAATGCAAGCGCGATTGAGTACCTAGAGTACTCAATTTACAGTATTGCGACTCTCTTAGGCGTAGACGTCGACGAACTCGACGCCGAATGGGAGAATCCGGTACCAGAAGACAACAGTTCTGACATCTGGAACGCGTATGAATGCCTACGACTTCAAGTGATTGCACACTCGCGTGTAAGTGCGGTGTAAACCGTGGATATAAAGCCGAAGATTCCACTAAAGTTGCCAATTATTGAATCTGCAATTTCAACTGGAAAATATAAAATATGCCCGGACGAAGATCCTGCCTACCCTCACATTAGTGAGCCAATCCACAACCCGTCAAGAAACGATCAGGTTATACACTGGGTTCCGAACCAGTTTTCTTTTCAGCTTGCAGACGGCGCTGCGTTTTTTTGCGAGCTACTGCAGAGTGGAGATCCTTCTGAGCCGTGGACTGTTACCCCAGAAATAGACATGCCAGAGGATAAAATCTATGAAGAGAACTAGATCTCAAACGGGAGCGGCTCTTTACAATCCGCAAAATGACCTAGAAAGAGTAGACTATAAGCTTACTGTTATTTGTATCTTAGCGGGAATTACAGAAGACAACTTAGATCTAATTACAATAGACGACATAGTTACCGGCTTAAGAAACAACTTCCACTACTCTTCTCCGTCAGGAGTATCTCGTTCTCATTCTGCAATCGACTTTTTAAGAACTGAAAACTATCATCTTGTCACTTCAGCTCGCAGATACTGGTGGCATCGCCAAGTCATTAAAGGAGTTATTGCTCGTGGATAATACAATTTTAAGAATGTCTTTGGTGTCGGAGTTTCTGTCTTCTACAATGCTGGACAATGGAACATTTGGAGATGACTTTAGCCAGACGCAAAGTGAAGCCGCGACAGCTATCTTAAATGAAAGAGCCGCTTATAGCGTTGACAAAAGAATTGTCGCTGTCGGCGGTGGAGGCAATGGAGAGATTTTTCTATATGATCTTTTCAAGGACGCAGAAAACGAGTGGTTTTCTTTGCTCAAGCGTGTTAGCGCATCTGTAGAGTCTTTCTTGCTTGCAAAAAATCCAAAGAGAATACTGAGCTCTGTCCCTGGAACTCCAGCAGGCCTGTACTCGTGGATAAACAACGAGCCGGCCGCTGTGCCTCATCTCACGTTTATGAACAATACATTCTTAGATGCCTTTGAACAGCACATGTACGGTGTACATGATCAGTACACTATTGACGACTATGACGTCATTGACTACGAAGATCTACAGAACGGCATCGAAGAATCTGAAAAATTCGACATGATTATCTTGATGGTGTGGGATGTTTTAGGAGAGCCGGATCTTCTTAAAAAATATGTGGATTCACTGGCTCCTGGCGGAATTCTCCATATCGCGTCTACTAATGACTCTACACGTATCTACAGAAACTCGTATCATTCTCACCCGCACACGGGACTGCACGAGGTTCTAAAAACTCTCGATGGACATACATTCCATGTTTCAGAGTTTTACGGATACACTGTCTTTATTAAAAACGCGGCTACAGCATAGGGTGATCTATCACTGACCGCAAATAGTCGAGTGTTAGATCAAATATAAGTATAAGCCTGTCATGCGTTCCGTTGTGCGTGACACTGTGCGGATAAGCTCCTCCGTCTTTAAAGGCTAGAAGTTCTCCTTCTTTCCAAGTCCGCTTGTCTGGCCCTACAGTTATTTCGCATAAAGGATCACACACCAAACCAAGATGAACTCTCATTAAATTGCTGTCGCCTCTGTGCGGAGCGATCGCTGTGCCTGGGCTGACCACGCTAAACACTCCATTAAACATGTGCCCAGCGTCTTCAAGCGGTTTTGCGATTTTATGAATCGTTGGAAGCACAGAAGCTACAGACGAGACAACGTCACTCAGCTCTATCCCAACGGTCTTCTTGACATATTTTGCAATGAACGGACCGCCAAGAGAAGTCATAGCATCGTCAGTTTTTATTCCTGCAGTAGCAACTTTCCATGAATTTCCAGAATATACTTTTGTTTTTTCTCCTGGCTTTTCAAGATCGTCTACTTCTATAGCCGGGTACGAAATCAAAAAGTCAGGACTAATTGCAAGATACTCACGAGCTTCTTCAAGAATCTTTCTCCAGTTTTCTCTAAAAGCGACGCACACTGGCAGATCGGCAATTACGTCTTCCCAAAAGGCTGGTTCTTTCATATGAGTATCTTATCTAGCTTCACATTTTTAGGCGCGACTAGTGATACTATTGGACATATGAGTAGCGCTGAACATTTAGGCGGCGGAACTGTTGTATTTAGAAATGCAATCGAAGTGCCGCAACACGTAGTCATTCCACACCTAGAGGAGCTTAAAGAAGAAGCTCGAAGCCAGATGTTCACCATAGTGCGTGATGAAAACGGTAAGCCACTTCACGCAGTCAATCAAGGCGGATTTATTTACGATCTTGAAAAGACGAGTAAAGCACCAGTAAGAATGATGAACTTGGACCATCCATTCTTCGCCGAATGTGAAAAAGCTCTGTACGTAGCGCTGCTGCGGTACATCGAGATGTTTCCAGCCATTCTTCAGTCGCTATGGTGGAGAAGCGAAGGTCACATTTTGGCCTACGATAAAGGCGGTGCCCTTGGGTTTCACTCAGATAACGATGTCAACTACCGCTATGGTGCTGTTCCGCCGACAGAACATGCAACACGTAATGTGCTAAGCGCACTTATCTACTTTAATGACTGTGTCGACGAAGGCGAAGAAAAAACTCCGTACTCTTTTTCTGGTGGTCATATGACAGTTCCATACTTTGATGTCGACATCAAGCCACGCACAGGGGATATCTGCATGATGCCAGCAAACTACATTGGCGCTCATGAAATCCTAGAAGTAACACGCGGGACACGTTACTCGTATCTTGGTTGGTTTGCCCAGGGATCAGAAGACGAAAAGCGCGGTGTCAATCCCCAGCATGAAAAAAGTTCTTCTGCCATTGGCGGTCAGTATTGGATGAAGACAATTATTGAAGACTACGAGCAATACATTGTTGAAAAATACCCAGACGCTAGCACTAGACCGTCGCACTTGCTTGCAGTGTCAAATAGACAAAAGGATCACGTAAAGTGAAGTTCAATGACGCAGCTCCAGAGCACTTAGGTGGCGGTGTCGTCATCTTTAGAGGCGCGCTCGATTGGGACTGCGAGATTGCAATCAACTGGATTGAGCGTGAACTCCAAGCAGAGCAGTCTCACATGTACACGAAAGCTATTAATCCAGAGACTGGAAAAGAATCTTTTCTAAATAGAAGCGGATACTACTTTGACCTTGACACTGTTGAGCAAATGCCACGTCGCGCGTCGCAAATACACACAACAAATGATGGTGAGTTCAAAGACTTTTTAGATTTTCTTGAAGACTCTCGAGATAAGTACCTCTTAAAGTACTTAACTTTATTTCCAATGGCCTATAAAAACATTTGGTGGAAAGTCAAAGGACACGTTGTTTCATATAAGCGTGGTGTGTATCTTGGCGCGCATTCTGATACAAGTGCTGACTATGTCTATGGCTTACCAGAGCCTGGCGATCAACTAGCCACGCGCAATACAACGACCGTGCTTATGTATCTAAACGACTGTGTAGACACAGACGACCAAGTCACTAGTACTTCTTTTTGCGGTGGACACCACTACTTCAACTATTTAGACATCGAAATTCAACCTAAGCGTGGAGATGTCTTGATGTTCCCATCAAACTACATGGCGACACACGAGGTTAAGCCAGTCAGTTCTGGAGTGCGCTACTCATATCTAGGTTGGTACTCTCATGGCACGCCAAACACTGCCGTCAATGAAAGCGTCACTGATCCGAACAAAGACCCTGACGTGGCTAAAACTGCAACAAACGTGTACATGCCAACGCTTAGAAATGACTTCGTCCGTCTAGTAAAGAATAGTGGTATAACATTGTCAATTCCAGGTTTTTCATTTGAGGAGTACAATGCAGATTAGCAATCTTGGAAATGGAATTGTTCTCTTTAAGAACGCTATAGACGTCGATGACGTGCTGATCAGAGAGTACATGGAGTACTTAAACAGCAAAAAGGAACAACACTTTTTCGATAAAGACGACACTGTAGTCAATTCATCTGGATATGAATTTGACCGAAAGTCGATTGACATCGCGCCAGGACGGTTTGTAGAGACTGTCGTCGACGATACTCCACAGCACTTGGTTGACTTTTCACAAGCGTGCGAAGACGCTCTGTATAAATGCATTGTTGAGTATTGCAGAATCTTTCCAGTAGTAATAGAAGCCATCGCTTGGAGAACTAAAGGTCACATTGCTACGTATTCAGACGGACAAAATATTGGGTGCCATTCAGATTCTGCAATACCACTCGACGAAAACTACAAGCCGATAAATCAGATGCCACTGCATAACACAGTGACAGCGGGACTCTCGTGGTCTAGTGACTACGAGGGTGGAGATCTCTACTTTAGAATGTGGGACGTATCTGTAAGACTGGAAGCAGGAGATATTGCGATGTACCCGTCAACGTATCTAGGCGCGCACGAAGTAACACCGGTCACTGCAGGTCATCGCGTAGTATATTTACAATGGTTTTGCCATGGCGACACTGGCCAATTGCAAAGCCCAAGCGAAACCCCAGATACTGTAAGAAGTCCACACACATGGCTTTTAAACTTAAAAAAAGATGTCGGGCAAGAATACTTGTACCAAAACAAAGTAACGAACTTTTAGGAGAAAAAAAAATGAGCAGCAACGATAAGTATACGTCAGTGTATGACATTCCACTCGCCAGCGCAGATGGCGAAGAAAACTTCCTAGCGCAGTATCGCGGCAGAGTTACATTATTCGCTAATACAACAGGCGACTGCGGAAATGCTCCGCAATTTGGAATCATCGAGCAGCTCTACCAAGACTACAAAGACCGTGGATTTCAAGTTGTAGCAGTTCCTACAAATGACTATTGCGGATTCGGCGTAACATACGGTATCTACGAAGACGGTATTCGTGATGCTAAAACGTCTGAAGACTTTGGCAGAGAAAAATACGGAGTAACTTATCCGTTTACTGAGCTAGTAACTTCGCGAGAAGACCGTGACGGAGAGACTGACGGAAGAAAAATCCACGATCTCTACAACTTCTTAAATCCAGACGGCGAAAAAGCGCCTATCAATGGCAACTTTGAAAAGTTTATTGTTGACAAGCACGGTAAAAGAATCGCTCGTCTTGCTAACGGACTCTTACTAAACTACGCGCATGAAAGCGGTTACTGTGATCCGCCAGAAGTTGAACTGGCGAGACTTCGAGAAATAATTGAAAAAGCACTAAATGAAGAATACGTCGAATAGCGCTCCACAGGCGATACAATAGTAAACCAAAGCAAAGAAAGACTACACACGATGGAAGTTAACTCACAAGCAGTAATTGAAGACTTACTCGAGCAAAACAAGCAGTATGCACTTCAACTAGCGATTGCACGCACACTTATCGCTCAATTAAATGAAGCGATTAAGTCTCTAAGTGACCATCACCATGACCATGATCATGATGATCAGCAGGGCTAGACGCTTTACTTTTTGATTTCTTACTTGCGTGGTATGCGTCTACAGCATTTGCGCTTGTGCGACTTCTCCAAGTAAATTCACATTCTGCGCATGTAACGAGCTTCATAGTTGCCCACCGCCCACCTTCTGGTGAGTCAGCGATAATGACACTCAACTTGCTGGGGCGCGCGCCGCAACATGGGCAGTTTGGAAATCGCTGCCGTCGAACTTCTTGGCCGGTGTGAGAAACTGACAAAGCGCGTCGTATCTCGCTTTCGTCTTTTCCTCCCCATACTCCCCAAATTTCTTTATGCTCTAGTGCCCACTTAAGACATTCTTTTCTTACGGGGCAGCTAAAGCACAAGTTGCGCGCTTCGTATTTTTCGCTTGGCACGCTAGAAAAAAAGAACTTAGAAATCTTTTTATTCTCTGGCTTTGCACATTCCGCATGGTCATGCCAATCAAAGTCGCGAAGTCCCTTTGGGTTCACAAAGAAACCCATGTAACTTCGTAGATTTCTTCTACAGGATCTCCATACAATGTCTCGCCGACTTCATCGCATACTGAAAAGTCTAGTTCGCCTTCAACAATTCCAGCAAGCCCGTACTCGATCGACGCAATACTTACTGACGCGAATCCGTCGCCTAAAGAATCAACAATTCCAGATCTTTGGATACTAGACGCGAGAGCTCTTCTAACTACTTCATTTTCGACATCTACGTGCTCTATAGTA